TATTATTATTATTATTATTTGGCATTTGTTATCCTTTTTACTTTATTTAAAAATTCGTTGATAAAATTTTGTAGAACAGTTATATGTTTTTTCAATAAGTTCAAGTTCTTCAATTTTTTACTATTAGTCTGTTTANTATTATTAATAATATCTTTAATCATTGTATAAAAGTNAATTTTATCAATTTAGTGAGTTTTAATTATTAGGTAATAGTATCTATAGGGTAAATTGTTGTGAACGAAATTTGACCCCATAGAATGCTTTTATAACTATATTATTTAATTCTTTCTATAACATACATAGTTGGTTGTGATTTTACTATGTCCAATTTATTATAAAAATCAACAGCTGTTTCATAGTTATTGAACTTATATTTTAATATTCCTTTTGATTTATGATGATAGAATATTACTCTATATTCTTTGGAGTGTAATTTAGGTATTTTATTATTCATTATTCCACTTTGCATAATCAATATTCCCCCAATCACCTTCTATAGCTTTACTATAACCAGTTACTCTACCAGAAAAGAAATCAGTAAGTACGGTACCTACTACATCATCCATATAAGGTAAAGGATTTACTGTAGTATGCCAATTTGATTTCATACCTAGTTCTTTAAGAGCTATATCCCCTCTGTATTCTACATATCGTTTTAGATCACTATTAGACATATGTGGTGGATTTAGATAATCAATTANAGCGTGTTCATAGGCTACAGTTTCTCTTATAGCTTCATATATTCTAAATTTAAGTTCATCTGTCCATATATCAGAATTTTCTTCTATGAAAGTTCTAAATAGATGTGAATTACAAATCCCATGTAATGTTTCTTCTCTGATTGAATATTCGACTATTTGACAAAGACCAGGGTATTTACCTTCAAATTGATATTTTAATAATGCAGCAAATTGTGCCATTAAGGATATATTTTCACAACCACCAGCATAAGTAGCAACCATTGCTGCTATATCAGACCTATATACTTTATCTAGTTCTGTATTTGATAAACCCATAGCTTTATATTCTTCAAATTTTTTTACTTTTGCTTTATCTAAATATTCTGTTTTAGTAGCCATAACAGGTATATTAATAAAATCAGTATATATAGTATTAGGTAAACCTATAGTTTCTGTAAACAAAGAATAATTTTCTATATGAGTGTATTCTCTTGCATTAAAATTAGATAACATAGCTAATACTTCTACAGGTTTAAATATACGTAACATAGTAGCGTAACCTGTTCCTACAATCACTTCATTGGTAGTAAATAATCGCATAACTGCTGTTATAAATTCTTTTTCTTCTGGCGAAGCTTTTTCAAAGTCTTGTATATCTTTAGATAATGAAATAGCTTCTGCATTCCAATATAATCTATCATGTTTTTTATAGTATTCCCAAAATTGTGGATACCTAAAACCATTTTTACCTTTAAAAGTCGGTATTCCGTTTGTATGTAGTAAATTACTCATTTAATCTCCTTTATAATTACTGACACGCTAAACACTCTTCTGGTTCAATAACTATTTGTTTTCTTTCACCAGATACTGTAGATGCTGATACACCTGCTGTTGATCTAACATAATATAATGATTTAATATTGCGTTTCCAAGCTAATATATGTAAATCTGAAATATATTGTACATTTGAGTTAGCTGGTATAAATAAATTTATTGATTGTGCTTGATCTATTAGAGGAGATCTATCACTTGCTAATTCTAGTATATATCTTTGATCTATTTCAAAAGCAGTTTTAAATATATCTTTTTGATAATCCGTCATCCAAGCTAGTTGTTGTACAGAACCTCCAGATGTTATAATATTTTTCCACTGCTCTGCTATCCAAGTATCGTTTAATGAATTATTTTTAGCATAATCATTTATAAGAGTTTCTAGGTATTTATTTTTGATAGTAAAACTGCCTTGTTTTACTTTTTTTGTAAATGCGTTACTGATCCAAGGTTCAATACCAGAGCTTGTTACACCAGCTAACGATGATATAGACATAGTAGGTGCAATGGCTGTTACATGTATATTACGTTTATAACCAAACTCATCAGGACATCTATTTGACATAGGACACCTATAATTTGTGTGTTTGTTGTGATAGTCTGTTGCTTCTTTAATTTGTTTAAATATTTTTAAATTTAATCCTTTAGCTATTGCAGATTCCCAAGGTATCATTTTAGACTGTAACAGTGAATGAAATCCCATAACACCTAATCCAATAGACCTTTCGTCTATAGCCCCATTTCTAACTCTTTCAAATTCAGGTAATCCCTCTGTTTTGTTTATGAAATCTTGCAGTACGTTGTCTAAATAATCACAACAATCTGCTATAAATTCATTAAAACAACTTTGATATTCATCCCAGTACTCTAAGTTAATTGAACCAAGACAACATACTCCTGANCGTTTTTCATCTGTGTGTAAAGTGATTTCGGTACAGTTNCCTGTTAATACTCCATTAAACATAAGTTTGTTACGCTTTGGTTCTGTACCACAATAAGTTGGAGCTATGTTACCTTTATCAGTTACTGAAACTACTCGTATAAATTGTCTAGCTTGTCGTTGATAAAACTTTTTAGTAGGTATAACTCTTGATGGAGTAAATCCTAAATCTAGTAGTTTGTTTAATTCTGAACCTGGTATTAATAAACGATAAAGGTCTTTAGTCCAGTAGTATTTATATGAACCATAACCGTCATTGGCTGGAAGTTTTGTGTATCCTGCATTTTTTGTTTTTGAAATAGTACTATGTATTCCTATTTCTTGTAGCAGTAACATAACTTTTTTAAGAAATGTTATTTCAATACTAGATACTTGAATACTTTCAGTACCTTTGTTGTCAATCAAAGTACCATTTGCGTCTATATAACCTGCTAACCAAAGAAGTCTATCTTCAATGTTAATACTATTATCAGGTACATAAAATTTATCTTTTAATACACCAGCTTTATAATTTAAATTTAGTATTCGTCCATTTTTAGTATAAGAGCTTGAATAATATCCAGAAAATCTATTTAATAATAATTGTTTATTATCATGTAAAGAAATTCTAGGTTTATTTGATTTTTTATAAATTGTACCATCACCACTGTGAAAACCATTTACATAAGCTAAAGGTAGTTTTTGATTACCATGAGGTATTGGTTCAAGGTCAAATTTAATTAATTTATCTCCTGGTTGTAATTCATATGTACGCTTTTCTACTATTTTTGAATAGCTATCCATTACATACCATTTATGATAAGGCGTTGCTTCTATTTCAACTTGATTAGACAAAGTTACAGTAACTACTGCTTGTCCTTCTGAAGTTTTAAATATAGGTGTTAAAGACCATTCAGTACCATTCCAACATTCTATAGTTTTGTTTTCTAAATTTTTAATTGGTACATATCCATAATCTTTTGTTAAAATTTTTGTATCCCCAGTAACACAGAGGTTGGAAGTAGTTACTTCAATATTTTCATATTTATATTCATCAGGAGCTAATCTATTTACAGTATCTTTAAATAATATAAAAGGTTCTCCTGTAGTTATTCTAGCTTCCAATAATTGTGTCCAAAGTTTTCTAGCAGGTACTGTTTTAATTGTTTTATTTGTTTTAGGTGAAACTAAATTCCAATCATTATTTTGAATTACAGCATTCATAAAATTATCTGTAATTACTACTCCGTGATGTAAATTATGACATCTTCTATTAGCATCACCAGTTTCTTTTCTAATGTCAATAAATTCTTCTATTTCAGGATGCGATATATCCAAATATACTGCTTGTGAAGCTCTTCTTTTACCTCCTTGAGATACAGCTAAAGTTGATCTATCTGATACACCAAGAAAAGGTATAATACCAGATGAAACATCACCATTAGTACCTACAGGTTCATTTACAGAACGAACTGCTGACCAATCCCATCCTAATCCTCCTCCCATAGCACCTAACCAATTAGATTCATTATATGAATTAAATATACTTGTTTTACTATCAAATACTTTACCTGTAAAACATGAAATAGGTAATCCACTATTAGTACCTGCATTACTGCTTATAGGCGTACTGGGATGAAACCAAAGATTTTGGATATAAGATTTCATCCTTTTACCATGTTCTTCATCATTTTGATAAGCAGTAGATACTCTATCTAGCCATTTATCATATGTTTCGTTAGGTAAAAAATAAGTATCTTTATACAGTGCTTGGGAAAATTTAGGTAAATTACTCCAATTTCTATTCATACTCATTACTCGAAATAGTATTAAAAATACTGTCAATAGTTTCTTTACTTGCTCGCATTTGTACAGGCGTTTCACTAATTGTTTCTTTTACAGTAGCGGTTTGTTCTTGTTTTGGTTCAAGTGTTACTTCTGCTTTACTACCTGTACCATTTCTACTAGCAATTAGTTTAACTGTAATATCATATTTATCTACCTGAAACCCTCGATCAGTTAGATAACAATAAATAGCGTCTTTAAATTCGTTTTGTGTTAATGTTATTTGCATTGTGTTCTCCTTTTTTATATTATGTATATACTATTAGTATGCACCTATACGGTGCCATATTTTTTGTTTAGTAATTGAAGCAATAATTGTAATAACTGTAGATATTAATACTTTCAATATAAATTTTATAAATGTATTCATTTTAATGTCCAGTTTTACTAAGTTCTATCATATATTTTTTAAATGCAGTAGTTTCTTTTTTAATAGTATTTGCTATCTTACGAAGCCTTAAAGAACTTGCCTTAGATGGTCTTTTTTTATATGCTTCGTATTCTTCTTGCCATTGTTTTATTATTTTTGCATATGAATTAATCATGTATTCTCCTTTATTTATGTTTAAATTTAGCATACATTGCTATTAAATAAGCATCACTTCTTCCGTCTAATAATCCACCTTTAGAACCATAAATCTCTAATGTCGGATTAAGTCGTAAAGCTATTGATGCAACCTCTTTTTTAATATTCTTACCTGTAACTTTAACATTAAAATGCTTTTGCCAAACTTTAGGTTGAACTACATCTAATGGTATTTTTAATGCTGATATAATACCATGTAAATAACCTACATTAAATCCAAAATTAAAATTAGATTTAGCAGATACACCATATATAGAATGTACATCTTCAATCATAGCTATATCAATTTTATATTTAGTTAATATATCTACTATAGTATTAGGTGTGGTATTATTATCTATAAATAATGGTTGACCTGTTTTTGGTAAAAGACACATAGCACCTTTATTACCTGGGTCTATCCCTAACCAATACTGCATTTATTGTTTTCCAAATAAAGATTTAGTCGGTTTATTTGTAGATATATTATTAGAATTTGTTAGATTTATTCTACTAGTTTTATCTATAGTTTTTCCTTCGTATCTTTCAAGCCATTTAGAATAAAATTCAGCTGGTAATCCATTTTTATATTCGTACACATTTTGTTTAGTTTCTGTGTTAAATACACTTACAATTTCATTTTTTTCTTTGGTCTCTCCTGTTGGTTTATATGTTCCATCTGGTGCTTTAGATGTTTTATTTACAATTTGTTTTTGGATTGCTACATCTACTTGTTTACCAATCAAATCTACATACACTTGTTTATTTGTTGGTACATCTTTTTTTAGATCAAAATTGTAAACATTAATTGTTTTTTCTTCTGGTGTAAGATCTCCTAACTCTTTACCTGTAATCAAAATAGACACTGCATTAGCAATAGCAAATCCTGGTAAATCTTGTTTTTCGTTATCTTTATTTATAAAGTATGTTAATTGTCCTTTGTCTTTTCCGCTTGTAATCCAAAGAGTTTCTTTATGTGTTCTGTTATCTGGTGTTTTAAGAGTTAGATTAAGAGAATAAGCTCCTCCATCAGATATACCTAAATAAGCCATATCTACTACGGTTGAGTAAATTCCTGTTTCAAATATTTTTGATGGACTTAATGTTTCTTCTTTTAGTATTGCTTGTGATTTAAACATTTTTATTTTCCTTTTATTTTAAAATTTATTTATTTTAGTTTGTTTGGTTGTATTATTTTTTAATTTCACATTTATGAAATTATTGATAATAATTATGTAATCTATCAATTACATATTGTATATTGTTGTCTATATATGTTTCTGCTGTTGTCCACATCCCTAAAGGTGATCTGATTCTTTCATTTACAGTATCTTTAGTTAGTTTAGTTTGATAAACATATTTAAAACCTATTGCCTCTTCCTCAGGTGTAATATTTAGCATATTATTGTTATAATCTTTTAATTTAGTTATAGGAATTTTTTTAGTAGATATTACTGTACTAAAATATGCTTCTATACCTACATTAGCTGCCGCACCTTTAACAGGTACTTTAGTTTCCATAGCCATAGTTTGTTCATTTAAATCAGTTCTAGTATGTGCTAGAATAATTACATTTTTGGTTGATATATTGACATAATATTGAAACAATTTTTTAATAAATTGTCCATATTCTGCCCAACCTTGCATAGTATTAGATGAACCAATAACATACTGTGTTTCATACATATCAAATAGAAAGGTAGCTGAGTCTATGATAATAGTATGAATATTAGGCATATTTTCTGCTTCTGTAAAAGCTTCAATAATCTGTAACGGGTCAGTAATTTTAAACTCTGCAAATGAAGATTTAAACGGCAACCGTTTTGGTTCACAGTTGAGGAACATAACACCTTCTGGGTTTTGTATTCCCATTAGTGATGCTGATTTTCCAGTAGCAGATGCTCCGCTAATTAAAACTAAATGATCATTTTGTTTTTGATCCAAGTATCCTCCTTTAAATAAATGGGTCTATGTATTTAGCTAGGACTTACAATATAGTATAAATGGGTATATCCTATATATGCCTAGTTATTAATAGGTTATATTGTATATTGTAGATAGATTATGTTTAAAAATATAATTTAAATATTTAGATATTTTATATTTTAAGGTATTTGATTTTTTATCATAATTTTGTAATTGTATAAGTAAATTTCTACTGTTAGTAGTATTTATACCTATACAAATAGTCATAACAGTTTGTATAGTTAGTTTATAATCATATTGTACTTTAGTACCTCCAGATTTAGGTATCTTAATATAATCTATATTTGGCATAAAATTATACTTTTGTATATTTCTTTTTATCCAGTCTGTAAAACTTGTTTTTATTTCAAGTGATTTATGTAAATCTCTAGCACTAATATGGCTAATAATTATACCTTTATTATTTTGTTCAGTTACTATTAATTGTTTCATTTATATTCCTTTATTTTATTTATTTTCTTTACTTGCTATCTTTTTGGCAACAGTTAACATAATGGTAGATGCTATTTCTGATTCGCTTAGTGGTTCAGGTAATTTACTATTAAATGCATATACAGCTGCTTGTACTTGTTCAATATTATAATGATTATCTACTAAAGCTAATGCATATTTTAATATCATGTTAGATCTATTACCTTCTCTTGTATTATTAACAAACCATCTTTCGAGTGCAGTCATAGAAGATATTTCTGCTATATTTTTCTTTTGGTCATCAGATTTTTTAGTTTGTGGGATAAATAATGTAGCATCTAATAATTCCCCTTCATTATAGAAGTATTCACCTGCATATGTTTCCCATTTTCTAGCAATATCTTTAGTTGCTATATCTACACTAAATGGTAGCCAATTAAATAAATTTGTCATAAATTGTGCATAATCTTTTGCAGATAATTTTATTATATGACTCAATGGTAATAAAATTCTAAATCTATTATTAATTTCTGTATGTCGTTTAGTAGTAGCTATTAAATACATATAATCTTCTAATAGAAATTTAGCTGTATCTAATGAACAATCTTTATCTACGTCCAGAATAACTAGGTTAAAGCCTTCTATTACATTTTCACTTGACCTATAACCAGATTTAAAATAATGTGCAGTATAGTGGTAACCGTTTATAGAGGTTAATTCATGTAATCTGTTAAACGGTGCTGTTGCAGGGCGAAAACCTGTTGTTATATCTGTTGAATATGAAAATTGTATTTTATTTATATCAGTTTCTTTCAGTGATTCACCTTTTAAAAATTCAATACCATCAACATAAGATTTTTTAATAATAATATTATTTTTATAACCATATGCTATAGCTAAATTCATCATATCAGCTCTAGCTGCAGCTGAACCTTTATAAAATGGTAAATCTTCCATTAAGTCAACTTGAGTTAATTCTTTATTTGTATTAGCAATATATTTAGCTAATTTTACATAAGGTTTTTCTCTAGTTAATATTTGTTGAAATGCTTTACCAGAATCTTCTAGTAGNTTAATAGCTGCATATAAATGATCCATAGTTATTTCATCTGAATTATCAATAAATGCATATGTACCTGATAATTTTAAAGCTCTAAAATATCTATGTGATAATTCTGCTTTTTTTACTTCTTCATGTTCTGCTAGCTGTTCTGCTAANATATTACAGTANATTTGATATTCTAGTAATTCTAGTGTAACTTCTTTTGACATATTTAATTTTGTATTATAATGAGTTATATCAGCTAGGNGTTCTAATTTTACAGATAATGTATCTAAGTATAATGTTGAAGTTATATCTGTCATATTATTATATAATTCTTCTGCTGTCATAGTAGTAGTTGCTTTTGTTGTATTAGTTGCATAACCAAATAAACATCTTCTAGCATACCCCATTTCTAGCATAGAAAAGAAGTCTTGTTCCGTTTTACCTCCATCTAATAATTTAGCTGGTGTACCATATAATAGCATATTAGTTGGAGTTCTTCCGTCAATTTCTTCTCTTCGTTTAGAATCATTTGTGTTTAAGGTGATTTTACTTTTAATTTTACCTACATCATACAGTTCAATAAAAGTATTTAAAGCATCTATATTATTACTAAAATTAGCTCCTACTTCATCCATTTCTAAACATAATGCTCCTATATTAGCCATTAGAATCTTATGTCTTATTTGTTTTATAGCAGGAGCAGTAGCTGAATCAAATGAAAATACCATAGCACCTGTATTATTATATTCTCGTTCTACATTAGCTATTTCTTGTCCAATGTCTGTATTATATTTTACAGCTCTAGCTGTTGCAAGTTTATTTATAGAATCTGTTGCTACTAAATTAAATGTTTCTGTCATAAATTTAGTTTTAAATCTTGCTATAACTTTATCTTCTATAATATTAGTTGATAACCCTTTACCATATCCAGATGGTGCTAGATTTAATGCATATAAAGATACAGGTATTTCACCTCTATCTAATGTATTAATACTAGTGTGCATCATAGAAGCAATTTTGGTTAAATGATAGGCTACTTGTACTCTAAAAAATAATGGATCATTAGAATGTGTTTTTTGTATTAGTATTTTAACTAATTGTTCAGCAGGTTTATAATATTCCATTTCTTCAAATGATTTTTTAAGCATTTATATTTCCTTTTTTTAATGTGTGTTACAGTTTATATAAATTAGTATACTATAATAATTAATCATAATAAATTTCGCCATTACATGTATAACCTAGTTGATACTTTAATTCTTCATATGCTGCTTGTCCTAAATCTTGCTGAATTAAATATTCTACTAGCAGATGTATGTTGTTAAAATTAATTTCTCCTAATTGAGTATAAGGTGAAATTGTATCATACAATTCATTAAGTGCTTCTTCTAGTCTGTATTCTTCTGTTTCTTCTATTTGAATATTATCCATTTTTATTCCTTTTTTTTTTTTTAGTTTATTATCCTTGAATACCTAGTTTAATTAGTAATTGAACCATATCTTCTATGTTATGTCTAATTAATGATTTATTAAACCATTTATTCAATTTACCTGAGTATTCTAACACATTTTTTACGTTTGGTTCTATGTATACTCCTGTTGATATAATATGGTGCTTAGACCAAAATGTTTTATTAATTGGTTCATCCACAAGATCCCCATCAGTAATGCATATTAAATTAGTGTTTTTTAAAATTTCTTTATTAGCTTCAACAGTTCTAGTTAAACCTTCTGATGAACTAGTTTTCCATAGAGATAATATTTTAGCATCTAAAGCTGGTATAGGTAATACATAAAATTTCCTCGTAGCTGAATAAAGTATATTACCTGTAACATATCCTTGTTTAGCTAATTTATTAAATATGTAAATTAGCGATACAGCATTTTTTATTGGATTGCCTTGCATTGAACCAGACATATCTATTAACAAATTTAATTTAATGTGTTTACCTTTCGGTACTTTATCTGATATATAAATTTTATCTGATATATCTGTAGATAAATCTTTAGCAGATATTTTTTTATTGGGTGTCAATTGTTTTTCTTTAGACTTAATTCCTTTAAATGCTTTTAATAACTTGTTAGCTATTTTGTTTAATTTTAGTATTTCTTGTTTATTTAAACAACTACTTGATTGTTGAAACCAAGTATCATTGGGTAAAGTTTTAACTTCATCTAATAATTGTTCTATTTCTTGTAATTCTTTTAAATCTTTTTTATTTTCTTGTTGTTTTTGTTTTGTATTATCATTATTCTGTATATCACCTAGTACTGCTAGTAATTCATTCATATCTGATGATAAGCAAATATCTTTACTAACATCGATATTTTCATCATTTTTATTACTAGCAGAATCTTTTTTGTAAAACATTTTAGGTACTAAAGGTATTTTAGAAGTATCTATAATATTATTAAATTCATCTATACTAATTAATTCTGATTCTTTTAAATTTTCTCCTGTAGTATTTAAATAATTATCACAAGCTTGTTCTATTACATTAATCATATCTACTGGTTTATCTGTATATTGAGCAAATTCATCAATAGCTAACATTAATTTAACTAGATCTTCAAATTCGTTATCATTAAGTGTTTCAATGTCTTTAGCATTAAATCTCATGTATTTTTTATTATGTAGTTTAAATACTT